CTCCGCCCCGGGGGGATTCATTGACCATTCTGGATGTCAGTCTTGGCTCCAGCTGGGCGAATATGCGTTCTCATTTAGTTACCAATGCGCGTATCAGCGGGACCATCCGGGGGGACATGGGCGCAAATTGGGTGGTGAGTGGTGGGTTTGGGACGCGGTTGACGGGATCGGGCCACCGAAACGATTGGTAGAGCTCGGGGTGGAGTTATGACGATACGGAAGAGGGGGAAGTCGTACAAGTTGGTATCACGGACGGGGAAGACTTTGGGGACGCATGGGTCGAAAAAGGGGGCTCGTCGGCAGGAGGCGGCTATCCGTGCTGCGAGTCAGAAGAGGCGGGGTCGCAAATGACTCTAACCGCTGAGCGTCCTACTGGAATCGGGGTGGCGTCGGACCTGTTCAAGCGTGTTGGGTTTGAGCCTACGCCCGAACAGTCCGCCATCCTGGCGTCGAACAAGCGTTTCAACCTGGTGGCTGGAGGAGAACAGAGTGGCAAATCGCGCTGTGCTGCGGCATATTTGCTGGGGCACGTGTTCGACCCGGAGGAGACCGGACTTTACTGGCTGGTGGGGGCGGATTACGCCGAAACGGAGCGGGAATTTCACTATCTCGTGGACGACTTCCAGGCACTCGGGTTGTTACGTCACGCGACCAAACGCGTCGACCCGGGCCAGATACTCCTGGCGGACGGTACTCGAATCGTTACCAAATCGGCAAAAGACAATCGCCGGTTGGCGCGAGAGGCACCGGACGGAATCATCGGATGTGAGGCGTCACAGCTCGATGTTTCGACATTTGAGCGCATGAGGGGTAGGGTGGCGCCGAAAGAGGCCTGGCTCTTCCTGTCCGGCACTTTCGAGCGCACCCAGATGCCCTGGTACACCGCGTTGTGGAAAGCATGGCAGTCGGGAGCGGACGATCGGCAATCGTGGTCCCTGCCTTCTTGGACGAACTTTCACCTCTATCCCGGGGGGAAAGAAGACCCCGAAATACTGAAACTCGAACGGGAGTCCTCCGACGAGTTCTTCATGGAGCGGATTGCGGGGATTCCCGTCACACCCAAAGGGATTGTGTTTGGGGAGTTCCGGCCCGACCTGCACATCCGCGATGTCGCGTACGAGAAGGGTGAGCCCGTGTATCTGTGGGTCGACCCCGGGGGCTCGGGGGCTACTACCGGGGCGAGTGCTTACGCGGTGGAGGCGGTGCAGATTATCGATGACCGGCCCCAAGTATTTGATGAAATCTACGAACAAGGCCTTGTGACCCAAGACATCATCACCATCATTCAATCCCGGCCCTGGGCCAAGGATATCCGGTACGGGGTGGCGGACGTGTACGCCTATCAACACCACGGTCAGTCCCCCATCGCGGAACAGTGGCAAGCCCCGCCTCCCGACGGGCTGGGGCTCTACATGGCGTCGAATCGAATCAAGATACCCGACGGCATCGAACGTTTGAAGACGTTTTTGAAAGTGAATCCTCTCACAAACGAGCCCGGTATCCTGTTCTCACCTCGAGCGCGTGGTATATTGAGTGAGTTCGGGGCGGCTCCGTACCCATTTGGCTCCGGAGAGACCCGGCCCTATTCGTGGAAAGTTGACCGTGATGGTAATATCGTGGGGAAGGTGCCGGAAGACGCCTACTGCGACGGGGTTAAAGCGGTGTGGTACGGTTTGTTTGAAAAGTACGGGGCGGCGCGTAAAGCCTCTGGCACGATAAAGGTGAAACAGTGGTAGAACTCGCTGACAAAGACTGGCCTGACCAGGACGACTCCCGCTATCAGGACGGATACCAAGGCGGGTACGACAAGGGCAAAGCTGACGGCTTTTCAGAAGGGTTCGCAGCGGCCCAACAACGGCGTAACGACGCCACCCACGAACTACTGGCCAAATACGGGACTGAATGATGCCCAACACCAAAATCCGAAACGCTATCCGTCAGGTGCTCCACCAGGCGTTTGCCGATTCACTCGCAACGGAGGGCCTTGACGTGCAGATTAACGACTGGGTTGACCGGGATAACGCCTTCGGTCTACTGAGTACGGCTTCAGTATAGAGGTATCGGACAAACAGGGCATCGCATGGTGGAGACGTCGTAATGGCCAATAAGCCCGAAGACGTGATATCTCTAGTCGAGAAACACGAAGGCGAAACGTCCAGCCTCCGTCAGCGCTTCCGTGACGACTACGACCTCTATCGTCTGAGCGAGTACAAGGGCGAAGAGGGCTACGAAATCTACACCTCCAACGAGCCGATGACGTACGCCGACAAGATCATCGCGTGGATAATCGGCGCAGAGCTCATCATCCGCATCAACAACATCGAGGGACCGCGCTCAGACCGCGAGATCAACGACGCCAAGGAACGATTCTTCATCGGCTCACTCCGTGCGGCCGACGAGCGCCTCGTCCTCCGGCTCCTCACGCCTGTCAAAGACCAGCTCGCGTTCCACTCCACCGTCCGGGGCTGGCTCGCGGGCCGTGCGCTGATCGTCAAACGCAAGGACGGCACCTCCTACGTCGACGTAACCCCATTCGACCCCCTACACACCTACTGGGGCATGGGCAGCGATAACCTGGAGTGGATTTGCCACAAGACTTCCAAAACCGCCCTCCAAATCGAGACGGAATACGGCATCAAGCTCCCTCCCGATACGGGAATCGGAGAACGCGGCACCAACGTGTACGACTACTACGACCAGGAAATCAACACCGTCGTGATGGACGGCAAGGTGCTGAAAAAGCCCACTCCCCACGGCTGCTCCTGTGTCCCCGCCTTCCTCAACGTCGTCCCAACCTCTCCCTCCATAATCGTCGACGAGGCGCCGGACGAGTCGCTCAAATACTATGGCGAGTCGGTCTATAAAGGTGACCGCGACATCTACGAGACCTGGAACTTCGTCATGTCGGTGATGAAAGAGATGGTGGCGCGGTCCAAAAAGCAGGGCATCAAGGTGAAGTCGTCCGACGGCTCCAAGACGCTGGACGAAGACCCGTTCCGGCAGGGCTCTGAGGTCTCGCTTGAGATGGGCCGTGAAGATGTCGAACCGATGGGGCTGATGGAGATGGCGAAGGAAACGGGGGCATACCTCGGCCTGATCGGCTCTGAGCTCCAACGCGGCGCACTCCCCCACTCGGTTTTCGGCGAGTTGCAGTTCCAGCTATCGGGGTTTGCGATAAACAGTCTGAGGCAGGGCATCCTGACCCAACTGGAGCCCCGGATGCGGGCCGTCGAGGTGGCGTACAAGCAGATTATCAACCTGCTGAACGACCAGTACGCCACCGGGGCGCACCAGGCCATCGAACTGTCCGGCAGGGACAACAACCGGCAGTATTTCAGCGAGTCCATCAGCCCCGACGTAATCCGTAACGGGGGAGACCCTGAAATCACGCTGGCCGCCAAGCTGCCGCAGGACGAGGCGAGTGTATACGCCCTAGCGCAGATGGCGAGGGAGGGGCCGACCCCGCTTTTGCCCGATATCTTCATCCGAGACGAGATTATGGGCTTGCAGAACGCCGACCGCATCGACGACTCCATCAAAGAGCAGCTCGGCGAGAGGATGCTGCCCAAGGCGGCGCTGTGGACCCTCATGGCGGCGATGGAAAACCGTGGCCGGCCCCAGCTTGCCCAGTTCTACTACGAGGAGTTGCTCAAGCAGATGTTCACAGGGCCGCAGGCGGCAGGCGGCGAACAGGGCGGTCAGACTAATGGCGCGAACGGCGCAGCCGGCGCTGGAGTCGCCCCTTCGGTACTCCCGCCCGCCGTTCAAGGCATACCGCCCCCTAATCCAGTTCCCCAAGCAGGCCCACTTCTCCCACCCGGCGCGCCTCGACCCGGCGCCTTGACACCTGAGCAGCGATTGGCGAATATAGGGTTACTCGGACCGGGAGGCTAAACAATTATGGCTGTTAATGCAGAGGTCGTCCGAAATATCCGTGAGCGGCTACGGACGGACATCAACTATAGCGTCTCCACCGCTGTAACCGAACTCGAGACCCAGCTTAAAAGCGAGGAAGGCGCCGTCGCCATGCTCATATCATGGGGATATGCGGTCCGTCCAGAGGACGCGCAAACCCAGGAGGGCAAGGATATAGCGGGCGGGGGCGTCACAGACGCAAACCTTGCTACAATGGTTGATAACTTCAACAACAGTATCTTTGGCGCAGGGGTTATAGATAAGACCCCTGTTGCGACGACCGGTACAACAGGCACAACAGGCACGACTAGACCTCTGACACCGACGGAAGCACTAGAGGCGCAGGAGATTGCAGCGGAACTTCCGCTCGGGCAGCAGTTCGAGCAGTTCCTCTCGGGCCAAAGACCGCAGGCTGGCCCGCAGGTTCGTGCTGCCCTCGAACGGCAGCGCAAACCCCTTACAGCGGCGTTCCTGGCACAGCAGGCTGCCACTGCGGCCGGCCAGCCCGACGAAGCCTTCACTGAATTCGGCCAGGCTGGACAACCCGGTACTTTCCTGAGCTTCCTGCGTGGTGCCCGAGGCTCCGCAGGGGATGTCCTGCGTGGGGCTCTTCCTGCACTGAGACAAGCCTTTAGTACTGCCTCCCCTACGGTCGGGCAAGAGACTGCAGCGAGTCAGGCAGAGGCCAATGCGAACGCTATCATCCAAGGGCTTACCCAGACCGCATTTGCTCCCGGCCTGCGGGGTGCTGTACAAGACGTGACTCAACAGCGGCTAAATTCCCTGCTGGCAGCGCAAGCTGCCCAGGCAGCGGGAGGGGGCTCGGACACTCCCCTTGGAACCTTCGAGAGCTTCCTTAGCGGCGGACTGCCTAGTGCGCCTATATCGGCAACGTTTACACCCGGGGTTGCCGCAGCGTTCCGAGCCGATGACCCAACGCTGGGGCAGGCAACGGCCCGTGAGTTCTTCGAGCCTAACGCGGCGGGAATCATTGAGCAGGCCCTTGGGTCTCGCTTTGCTCCGGCTCTCCAGGGAGCTTTTAGCAGAGCTCTGGCCAACAGGTTCACTCGGTTTGAGGAGCAGTTCCCGACCCGTAGCTTGTTCGGTGAGTTCGTCAACAGGGGCTTCACCTTCTAATGACCACCCAGAACGAGTTCGGCTTTGGCTCCGATTTCTTCAGCGATGTGCTGGAAGAGAGTCCCCGTGCCTCGTTCTTCTCGTTCGTCAACCAACAGAATCAACCCCAACAGCGCTTTTTCCAGAACCAGTTCCAGACCATCCAGAACGAGTTCCTTGGCAATCTAGGGCAGCAGCTCCGTGAAGGTAATCAACCCAGCCAGACCTTCACTGATTTCTTGTCCGACTTCCCGTTCTCCGAGCGCTTCTCAGCCCTCCCACCTGCGCTCCGTGGCGCTTTGACTAACCGCTTCGCACCCTCTATCCGCTTTTTCCTCTAATGGTCACTGAGGAAGAGCGACAAAGGCGTATTCGTGAGCGCCAGGGCGTTGCATCAGGCCTGACGCAGGAACGCTTAGATGAACTGGAGCGCCAAGCTTCTATACAGCAACGTCCCGTTACCCTGACGCCCACCCCGGTCACCCGCCCTGTCATTTCATCTGTGCCCCGACGTATAACTGAATCTGAGCGTAAGAAACAGATACAGCAGCGCCAGGAAACTGGCGGAGGCATTTTCGGTCGCCCTCTCTCTCCTGGCCGTGGCCTCCTGGGTCTCCGTAAACGAGGTGGCCCACTACCCCGTGCCACCATCGACATCCCTGGTCCGATTCCTGCGTTCACCGTCCCCGCGCCTTTCCTCGGCCCTGCCGCCGGTGTCGGAGTCGCAGTTGGCGCCACCGCTGAAGGTGTTGCGGCCGCTCCCCGAGTCGCCGAGACGCTGGAACGCATCCCGTTGCTCAACCGCCTCACGTCGCCAGAGGAGGCACGGCGGGCTCGCGAGATACTCGATTCCAACCTCTCCACAGGGGAAAAACTCCGCCGTCTCAACGCCCAGTTCTCAGACCGCCCACTCTTACAGCAACTCGCTGTCGGCCTTGTGACGGACCCGCTCTTTGCTACTGGTGCTGCCAAGGCCGCCGCCCGTGCGGTAGCCCGTCCTGCCGCTCAAACCGCTGCCGCTCCTGCCCGCCGTGCATTGGCAAGGGACGTAACTCGCCCACGCCCTGTCGCAACGCCTCCAGCGAGAATCCCTGCAAGGCCTTCGCCTGTACCTCCACCTGAGCCCGTTGCCCCTGGGCCGGCGTTCCCTGGTCGTCCTGGACTCGAACCGCAACTGCCAACAGGACGCCCTGACCTCATCCCACGTCCTATACGAGATGTCCCTGTACGACCCACTACTCCTGCGCCCGTAACCCCGTCCTCAGCCAACGTCCGCCCCGGCTTCGAGCTCCAACTCCGACGCCAGGCACCCCCTGAGATCATCCCGCCGGCGCTGGCTCCCGCCTCTACCGGCACCACGATCCAGCCCGCAGCGGCCGACAACGCCCTCGATTGGTTCGGCAAGCTCATCACGGGCCGCGAACAGATAGAAGCCAACGCCCTGACCCAACAGTGGCGCAAACAGGCCCTTGCAGCCCGCGCCGAGGCTCTACAGGCCCGCGCCGCCGAACTGACCCAACAAGGTGTCCCGGCCGAGCAGGCTATCGCTCAGGCGCGCACCGAGACGCTATCTGGACAGCTACCCACCGCCCGCACCAGCCTACCCGACATAGCGACTCCCGAAATACGCGATGCTCTGTTTAACAAGGTGTACACGACGTTGGCCGACGAGCCGTTGGAGATGGCCAACACCGCCACTGCCCTCACCAACGCCCTCCTCGGCAAGCCTATCCCGCGTGCACCGGGTATCAGGGGCGGCTCTGCGTACACCCGTCTCGTGAGGGTGTTCGGCCCTGATGTCGTGACCGCCGTTGAGGGCAAGCCGCTACAAGAGGTTATTGGCTTAGGGGTCGCCCCGAGGGGCGTTAGTCAGAAGATAGCGTTCCCGACTGAACCCGCCCTGACGTTCAAACAACAACGCCTACTGCTTGATCCTCCTATCGTACCTAAGGATGTCCCACCCGATACCCGCACGGCTGCGGCAAAGCAACTCGACTTGGAGACGTTCAAGACCAGTCTTGCGGATGAGCCTCGGGGTGTTAGTCAGAAGATAGCGTTCCCGACTGAGTTGGACAGAGTTGCGTTTGAGCAGGGTGTGATGATACCGGAGCATAAGAATCGGTTACTTCAGGCCGCAAAGACAGCGGGGCTGACAACCCTTGATGTGGGTAACTTGATACGTGCCCAGAAGGCATCCTTTGACCTTTCCTGGTGGCGTCAGCAGGCTCCCCTCATATTTGGCAACCTGAAGGAGTTTATGCTGGCGAACGCTGATAGTTTCCGTTCCATATGGTCTGATGACTATGCGAAGCAGGTGAATAAGGCCATCGAGCGTGATCCTTTGTTTCCAATGTATGACGCCATAGGGGCTGACTTTTTAAGACCCCTAGAGGGCGCATCGGCCAGCGCATGGAAGCGGGCAGAGGAGTTCATGATACTGGGCGGAGAGAGGCCCATCCAGAGGTGGGCACGTAAGTTACCTTGGTTACGCATCTCGGCTCGTGCCCACATCACAGGCACTAACGTGATGAACTGGCGTATATTCAAACGCCATATGGGCAACATTTACAAGACGAATGAGAAGATAGCGAATGGGGAGATAGTACTCAGGCCTGGGGAGAAGTTTGATATACAGAAGGAAGCACTCGAAGTCTCAAAGATGTTGGCAAACTGGTCTGGCCGAGGCCCTGTTGGGCGGCTGAAAGACATTACGCCGGCTATCAATGCGGGCTTCTTCTCGTTCCGGATGATGAGTGGCAGGCTCTTTATGGCACGTAGTTTGTTCTCGTCCAGTCGATATGTGCAAAAGGAAGCGTGGAAAAACCTCGTTTCTTTCGTCGGTGGGATGAGCGGCCTTATAGTAGCCGGTAGAGAACTGGGGCTCTGGGAGGTAGAAACCAACCCATTGAAGTGGAACAACGCGGACTTCATGAAGCCCGTGACGGGCCGAACACGCCACGACCCGTGGGGCGGCACGCAACAATACACCGTCCTTATGGCTAGGCTAATAACGGGGACGGGTATTTCGTCGCAAACGCTAGAAAAGTTTGCTGCCCGTGACCGCCTAGAGACCATTACGAGTTTCATTGAGAACAAGAAACACCCCTTCATCGGCATAGTGCTTGAAACACTTGAAGGCAGGGACTTCCGGGGACGGAAGATAGACAACTCTTCTTGGGAGACGTGGGTCAATCGATCTGCCGCCATATCAATGCAGGATATGTGGGAGGCGTTTGAGGCAGAAGGCTTTGGCCCTGATGGGCTGTCGGGAGGCTTGGGCATATTCGGCGATGGTGTGCTGTCTTACGAGATCCCCACCTGGCCCGAAGTTACTCCCTACTACGCCCTAACGGAAGCTAAGGACCGCACCCGCTTCCGCAAACGCAATCCCGAACTCGACGCCAAGCTTTTCATACTGGGCCGTTTCACCACCGTACAGACTATTGCAGCGAAGTTCCGTGTTCTCGAACTCATGCGTGAGAATCGCATCAAGCCCAAGCACGTACGCGGCTTCGAGAAGCTGTTCAAACGCACCACCCTAGATGTACCCAGAGCCGTACCGGCACCTGTACCATGAAGATAGTCTCAGTACGCTGTCCAGGCTGCCGAAAACTCATTGTGGAACACCTTAATGGTGAGATACGTTTCCGTTGCCCTGGCTGCGGCCACAAGTTTCACATCGAATACACCCCGTCAGTCCGAAAGGTGGTGTCCATGGCGATGACGACTTGACAAATTTCTAGACCTTGTGTTAATTCTTTTAATGCGGTCCGTGCGCAGAAGTCGCCAGCACTTTGCTAGGCGGCTTTTCTGTTTTCTGGAGACATGATGGTTACTGAAAAGACTCCTGAAGAGGCTCCACAGCCTGAACCGACCAATGAGGTCTCGGAAGAGTTTCTGGAGGATGCGACTAACGCTAACCCTGACGAGATACAGGGCGAGCCTGAGCCGGCTCCTGAGAGCACTCCAGAGACTCCGGTAGCAGAGGCGCAGACTGAACAGGTTCAAGGCCCCGAAGCGCCTACCCCTGCCGAAACTCCCGCACTTCCTACGCCTCCCGATACACAACGGCAGGAGATCGCCCGCCTGCGCCAGGAGAATGAGCGCTACCAGCAGCTCCAGGCTGAGGCCCAAGTCGAGGCGTCCCGCACCCAGTATCAGCAGAACCTCGAATATCAAGGTCAGCTACCCGAGACGGCATCCCTCATCGCCGACAACTGGGCGCAGGCTCATAAGTCGGTCCTCCAGTACAAGCAACAGCTCGACCAGCAGCACGCCGAGTCACAGGCCAAAACTCAGGCTGCCAACATGATTGCCAAACAGTTCGGGGTCACTCCCGACGTACTCATGCCCTACGACTCCCCCGAGGCTATGCAGGCTGCGGCACGCAAGGAGAAGGAGATCGTCGATATGCGTGCTCGCCTCTCCAAACTAGAGGGTAACCAGGTGCCTGCCCAGGACTTTTCCTCACCCACGCCAACCACCACTTCCACGAGCCGCGACAAGCTGATGAGCGATGCAGCGGACGGGAAGGAACTAACCGAGACCGAATGGGCGTCGCTATTCCAGAACCCGTAGGAGGGTAGACCATGGCCGTACAGACTAGCACCACTGGCCAGCTTGAAAACGCCAGCAAGGAGATGATCGCCACAGCCCGTTACACCGTGGAGCACAACGCTCCCATGTTGCAGCTCGTGGAGCGCTTCAAGCTGGAGAAGGGCGCCGACACTCTGGTCGTCCCCAAGGTGGGCCAAATCTCGATGGATCCCCTCAACGAGGGCCAGGATATCGTCAACGAGAAGGACATCGGGATGACCACCGTATCGATCACGCCCTCCGAGGTCGGTGCGAAGGTCATCATCACCGACAAGCTCATTCGCCAGAACACTCAGAACATCTGGGGCATCGTGGGGCGTCAGCTCGGGGACGGCATGGTGAGGCGTAAGGACGAGGACCTGGTAGGCCTTTTCACGGGCCTCAACGGTGGCACAGACCTCGCGGCTACCACCCGGGTACTGTCCGCCTCCAACGCGACGGCCATCATCGGAGTAGCCAAGGCCGACCGCTACGGCTCCGACCTCCGGTGCGTGTTTCACCCGAACTCCATTCTGCGCCTGTCCCGTGACCTCAGCGTCGTCGGACTCGCCCAGACGAACCAGTACCCCATCCCGAACGGCTTCTCCGCCTCGCGCCTCCAGAAGTTCTGGACCGGCATCCGGTTGGGCGGCGTCCCGTTCTTCGAGACCGGCAACATCACGATAGACGCCAACTCGGACGGTCAGGGAGCGATCTTCGACCGAGGCGCCTTGGGCATCCTCGAGTCCGTCTCGATGTCTCGTGAGCGCCAGCGCGACGCCTCCCTCCGTGCATGGGAAATCGTCATAGTGGCGGACTACGGGGCCTTTGAGATAGACGACAGCAAGGGCGCACCCGTCCTGGTCGCGGCCGGCAACCCCGCCACCACCTAGGAATAGCTAAATGACGATGACGGCACCAGAACGTACTGAGACGCGCCAGTGGCTCAACCGGCAGGGGTTCGCCGTCGAGCTCCTCGAAAAGAGGGCTGAGCGCGTCCAGTGGTACAAGGCGGACGGCACTCCCATCGGGGGCCTGCTCCCCGCCGACCCGTACCACATGGCGAGGTACCGTGCAAAGGGGTGGAGGCTCACCAAGTACACGGACGAGCAGATAGAGACGATGCAGGCGAACGAGATTCACCTTGTCGAGGGCAGCTTGCCTAACGAGCCTGAAGCGCCTCTGTACATCGCGGATAAACCCAAGGCAGAGAAGAAACAACGACGAAAGCGAGGCCGGCCTCGTAAGACCAAGGCAGGAGCAGCATAATGGCAATCAGTACCGACACAGTTTCCCTCAGCTATGGGATGGAGAAGGCGACGACAACCAACAAGCGGCACCCGCTCGGCACCCGTGGCGTGCTCCCTGACGGGCGCATCTTCCGCTATGCCGAGAACTCCGCCACTGCTCTCGAAGCTGGCCGTCTCGTCCAGTCGGGAGCCACGTTCCAGGGCGGCGACTTCGACATGGACCTGGCTATCGAGTCCACATACCCCGACACGGACTTCAACGCGCTGGGTGACCTCGACCTCACCATTGTCACTTCCGACCTGACCCTTGGCACCGTCCTCCCCGCCGACTTCTACGCGGATGGTTGGATGTACATCAACGACGGCCCCGGTGAAGGCCATATCTACCGCATCTCGTCCCATACATCCCAAGACTCCGATGCCTCTACAGCCCTACGAGTCCACTTGGCGGGCGACGACGCGCTGGTATCCACTGCCCTTACCACAGCCTCTCTCGTGGGCCTGATTGCGAGCAAGTACTACCAGCCGGTACCGACCGATCTAGACACCACACTCACAGTCCCAGTCGGCGTAACTCCAGCCGCCATCGCGGCCTCGGTCTTCTTCTGGGTACAGACCTGGGGCCTATGCTCAGTCTGGATCACTACCGACTCCGCAGGAGCAGTCCCAGTAGTCGGCCGAACCGTCGTCCCTCAGATCACCACATCAGATGAGGCTGGCTCCGTTACTGGCGTCACCACCCTACAGACCTCCGACAACACGGTGGGCATCCCCGAACTCAACCTGCCGGTCATTGGAGTAGCGGCTGTGATCGCGGCGGTGGACTCCGACTACGGGCTCGTCGACCTCCGCATCTCTCCTTAACCACACCCTAGACAGACAAACTATCGGGAGTGTAACCTCCCTGGGAATACTCTCAGGGAGGTTTCTTTTATGAAGCGAATCGTAGCCATACTCGGCACTGCCCTCGCGTCTCGGCTGGAGGCCAACGACCAGCCCCCCGAGGTCGAACGCTGGGGCCAGTCCGGCACCTGGCGTTACATCACCCAGATGGATAGATGGTTCGAGGTGCACGACCAGACGTGGCTCATCCGACGCGCCGGCAAGGGCTTCTTTCCGTACCTGTTCTACATGCAACAGTTCAAGGGGCCCCTCTACTTGCTCAAGCCGGACCCGATTATCCCTAACGCTAGAGTGCTGCCCGTAGATACGTTGAGCAAGCAGTTCTTTGGTGACGAGCAGCCCTATTTCACCTCCTCAATCGCCTACATGACCGCCCTTGCCATCCACGAGGGGGTAGACGAAATTCGCTACTTCGGAGTGGACATGGCGCACAAGATGGAGTACATTCACCAGAGGAGCGGCTGCGAGTATTTCATTGGCTGGGCGCGGGCGGCTGGCATCAAGGTCGCCCTCCCCGACTCCAGCCCGATCCTCAAAGCGGTCCCATACGGCGTCAGGAGGGATACCAAGGTGATACAAGAGTCCATCCTCGAACGCAACGGTAATCTGGATGGCGAGGAGAAGCGTCTGGTCGAGGCCCTGATAGCCGCCCGCGCCCGCATGTTGGAGATGCGCCAAGCCAACGGCTCCTCACGCCCTACTCGCACCAAGCGCTACAAGGAGCTCAAGACCGAGGAGTCTCACCTAGAGGAAAAGCTCATCAACATCCGCGCCAAGATGAACGAGAACGAGTACTGGCTGGCGGAGGAGAAGGGGATGCACCTGACGGAGACCCTCTCCCCTGGTAGCGCCCTGGTCTATGCTCAGGGGAAAAGGCCTGAGAAGTGACCATCCAGGGCATGTGGGTCAACCTCGAGCACTACCGCGTCTACGAGATCGAAACGCAGCGTGAGGAGAACTTCCTCATACCCGGCACGGATCTCTTGGAGCCTACTGAGATGGAGGAACTCGTTATCGCCCTTAACGAGAAGGCCCAGGCCACATTCAACACTCCTCCCCCACCTACCATGACCAAAGACGAGCAACACGACCTGGGCGGGGTGCTGAAGGACATCCGTGCATCCAAGGACTACTCCAAAGCCAACAGTGGCCATGAGCGCTTCTGGAAGGGGTCAAAGGTATGACTCAAGGAACAGTGACATTTGGTACTGACGGACAGGCCATGCTGAACTCCATCTTTGGAGATGATGGCGCGGTAGGCTTTGGCTCAGGCAGCCCCGGACAGATAGTTTGGGATACCTCGGACGCCAACGCCAACCTACTGAAGATAGAGGTGCCTACGGGTGGAGCAGTGGATGTACCGGTGGTGCTTGCTGGTATCGGGCATATCGGTGTAGACCTTGGGTTATTCAACGGCGTGACCCAGCCTACATTGGGTGTGCTCGACGCCGACCGTGACTCTTGGCTGGTCATGGAGTTTTCGGGAGACGACGCTGCTCGTCTTCGGGCCAACCGTGCCTTGACCATCACGAATACCGCTGGTGCCATCACCATCACTCCAACTACTGATCTCATTCTTCATGGCGGGCTGAACTTCATTAACGATACGGCGAATCCCAACCAAACCATTGGTCTCACAATCAACATGGGCGCTAATAGCGATCATGTCTTAACGTTCAAACACGGTAACTTGACCCATGGTCTTGAAACCAATTCCGTGTGGAGAGCAGCCGAAACGGATGACTTTGCGCTCTTTTCGCCAGTTGCCGGAGCCAACGGCGGCTTACTGATTGAGGCGTTTACGGCAGATGTTGCCACTGACGATGTATTGGTGCTTTCTGCTAACGGCGGCACCGCAACTACGGCTAAGACGACATCGGGGCGAGGGCTTATACAGCTTTACGCGCAGGAGCATAACGGGGGTAATGCGAGAGCAAACATCACGGCAGACGGCAATATCCTCTCACTTACAGCTTATGTGGGAGGTGCGTTCGTCAATCGACTGCTTATAGACGAAGACGGTGATGTGTTTGTCGTAACCGTGGTCGATGTGACTGGTACGGGGAACGCCGTAACCGCGACCGCTTTTGACGAGTACGAGGATGACGCGGCGTTACTTGATACGTGGGACAACCTCCGCGCTCCAGCAACCGCTATCCGTCAAGATTGGGCCGAATGGGTGGGGTACAACGAGGACACGCTTATCGAAGCGGATATCTTGGGTGCCCCCATCGGTGATGGCGGCATGACGAATATGACTCAGTTACAGCGGGCCGAGATTGGTGCTCTCCGACAGACGGTTGAGGACTTGATGAGCGTTGTTCGCGTTCTCCCAACCGAGACTTGGAGATACCTAACCCCACGGATACAAAGACGACTTAGGGTATTGGAGGCGGCATAATGGCGACACTCACAGGCACCCGTGACTACACACCAGAGCAGATGATCAAGATACGGGCAGCGTTCTCGTTCCTTAATGAGGATAGGTCTGCTGCATCAGCAACCCAGGTTGCTAACTGGATAGACGGGCAGGTTGAGGCGAAGGTACTCCAGTCGTTCCAGCGGAGCGAGGGCGCCAAAGCTGATGCCGCCGCCGTTGCGTCTTTGAGGAACCTATGACCCAAGAAGCGCAACTCCAGATCGATATGGCCACGGTTCAGGCCGCACTCGGCGCACTGCAACTCAAGGTCATCGTGCTTGAGAGCGAGAATGCTAAACTCCGTGCAGAGCTAGCCAAGAACGGCAAAGAACAGGACCGTGCCTTGAAAGGTAAAAAGTAATGCCATCCAGCCAAGCGGCCAAACAGATGCGTCTCGACTGTAATAAAAAAGCCGCCTAGCAAAGTGCTGGCGACTCATGCACACGGACCGCAACCTAGAGTCTAGCAGGAATATAAAACTTCGTCATTATGCCACTACTACAGGCACGCACAAGGGCTCAGGTTAGACGGCATGTGGGGTTCAATTTACAGGCCGTGCGCGAAGGTGTGATGACCGGCGCCGGTGACGCGACCTCCGTGATAGATACCTCGCTCCCAGGTGACGCCGATGACCACAACGGTAAGTGGATTATCTTCACTTCAGGCACCAACGATGGCCGCATCCGCCGCGTATCCGATGACAATGGCGCGGGCGATCTCACCATCGCCGCCACCAACACTCCTCTTGCCAACACTGCCCAAGGCGACACCTACGAGCTCTGGAACCAGGACTTCAACCCTACTAACATCCACAACCTCATCAACATGGCCCTCCTCGCAGCCACGCCTCGCGTATTCGACCCCCGCGATGATATCTCTCTATATGCGGACAACAAGACCCGCCGCTTCGATATCCCCTCAGACTTCATGATCATAAACAGCATCCAGTACCGCAAGTCAGTCCCCACCGAGATCATCCACCAGTGCGAACGCCTATTTGACGAGACTACCGACGCCAACTTCACCCAGTCCCTCGACGACGATGTAGTCAAGGAGGGCACCAACTCCCTCAAGATAGTCGTGGCAGCAGGAGCGGCCGCCGGGGACGTTATCACTGACTCGTTCACCGCTGTAGACATCTCCGAAATGACTCATCTGGAAGGCTGGATACGCTGCTCGGTAACTGCCGCCGCCGCTGACCTCATCATTCACCTGAACGACACCGCAGTACTGGCAGACAGTAACGACCAGGAATCTCTAAACATGCCCGCCCTCGTCGCCGACACCTGGACCTACTTCCATGTCGCTCTCACCAACTGGTCTAACCTAACGGCGATCGCCTCCGTGGGCCTCGAATACAACACTGACCTCGGCGCATCCACCATCTGGCTCGACGACCTGAAAGCCGTCCAACACGATGAGGCCAACTGGGAAGACCTGCACCGCCACCACTGGAGCATTGACGGCGAGTCCCGTGACCTCATCCTCCGTGACTCAGGCCGTGGCATAGCCGGATACCACATGCTCAAGCTCCGTGGCGGCAACGTCCCCAGCCTCGTATCCACTGCCGAAAGCTCTGCCGGTGAGGGCACCACATTCGAGGTACCCGAGGAGTTCGTCGTCACCCGCGCCACAGGCCTTGCTCTCTCCTCCGCCGCTGAAGCAGGTGGCCCTCGTGCGGATGGCCGTAACAGGCTGGCAGGCTTCTGGATACGCGAGAGCAACCGTGCCCTCCGTGCCTTCCCGCTCATCACCAACGGTCGCGCTGTCCCCACCGCCTAACTCATGGTCACCTCCCGCGTCGTATCCCGCAACGAGGTACAGCTTAACGATGTCCGTTTCCCTATCCTGGGCCCCGTCCGCGCCACCGTCGCTTCCCAGTACCCCGCCAAGATAGTCATCGGCGACATCACCAAGGACTCCCACCCTCGCGTCTCGACGATTGCGTGGAATAGTTTCGAGCGGGGCTTTGGTCTTGAACGCACAGGCGGACAGAAGGCTGAAGACCTGGAGAAGGTCTTTTTTGCGGAGGGTATTACCTTATTCCCGGGCCACTTAGTCCTTCCGTTCGAGCAGACTAGCACCGGGAGCCCTGCCGGCAGCGGTAACGTCTCTACCGTCGGAGAACGCGGCGCCGTCATCTACGGGACGCGCGGGACCGATGTATCCACCTGGAGCGGCTCTAGTTGGTCCGTCTCGGCGCATACCCTCGGCGCCGCCGCTACCGACGTGGAGCACTTCTTCCTGGCCGGCACTGAGTACATCGCGTGGGCCACCACCTCCGGCTACACCTACTACAATGGCTCGTCTTATACCAACGACACCACGGATGCCGTATACCTTGCCTACTGGGACGATCGGCTATGGGGCATCGACACCGGCGGGCAGCTTTGGTACTCGTCCACAATAGGCACCGAAGTCAACGACGCTATCCTCCAGCTCCCATCCGGCTACGTCACCGCCTTGTTCGTAGGCCCTGACGCCTCCGGTAACGATATCCTCTATGCTGCCACCCAGGCCGGCCTCTACGCCCACGATGCCGCCAACGCTCGATTTGTCCGAACGCACGTCACGTGGCCAAAGAACGCCAACGGGGGGCTTGGGGCAACTACCTGGAGGGGGCGCATCTACGTATCTACGGGCAGTACGGGCATACTGGAATACGACCCACAGTCGGGGTTCGTACGAGCCATGGGGCCAGACCAGGATAGCGGCCTACCGTCCAGCTACCGAGACGGCAACATCAACTTCATGGTCGGCTCGCACCTGTGGCTCCTCATAGGGATGGCTTCCGCTACGAACCGGCACGTCTATGCCTGGAATACCACTGGTTGGAGCGTCATCAGCACCAAGGATACGTCGAACGACCTTGGCCCTCTACTCGTATCGGACGCGGTGTCTTCTTACAGGCTCTATTTCGTAGCCGGCACTGTAGTGAAGCGGATGGAACTACCGGACTCCACCGTCTCCCCTGACGAGAACTCTGCTTTGCGCTGGGAGACCAGTGCTGTACAGGAAGATACATCCTTGCCGTATTTCGATGCGGGGCAGGCGAATGTGGACAAACTGGCCATCCGGCTGCACGTAGAGGTTACGGGGGCCAGCTCGACCTCCACGGTTGTTGCAGGGTACGTCCTTAACTACGTAGGCTCCCATACTAACTTCGCCACCATTATCGCGGACGGGACCACAACGTTCGACTTCCAGACCAACTCGGAGAACAGTGGAGTGGCCTTCCGCGCAATACGGATACGCCTACGGCTCGCCAACGACACCTCAACCGATACGCCCGACATTCGCTCTGTGACGCTGGAGTTCCGTAAGAAGCTGCCCACCACCTACGGTTTTCAGTTCGACGTAGACCTGAGCAAGCCGTACAAAGAGAACGAGTCCGTATCCCAAATGCGTGCCAACCTGATATCTACTCTTGAGTCCAACATCATGACCGAGTTCACTTACCGCGATAATGACGGTGGGACTCAGAATTATTTTGTAGATGTTGTAAATATAGAGTCTTTGGAGGAAACTGGTCTCGATGAAACCGGAACTATGCGGGTTACTGTTGCTGAGCTTTAGTTGCTCTATATCGGCGAGCGTTAAGTTTGCCACAGGTGCGGCATTTGCGTTTGTTGTCGTGGGTTATGTAAGTATTCATTAGGTCGAAGGGATGACCATGGGTGCAGTGAGTTTTCTCGGAGTTGGTTCGAGCAAACGTTTCTCCTCGAAGGACGTTGATTCCACGAGGAACAGCCTCAAGATGTTCAGGACGTACACATCCATGGACTCGGCAAAGGTGATCGAGGGTGTAGTTGGTTGGAATGGGGCCTACAAGCGCCGTCAGCTATACCGTTGGCCCCGCTGGTTAGGCCGCCCTAGGTAATGTCCCACACCAGTGTCGCCACCACGGATGTCCCTACCGCAACAAACGCAGTCCAGCTCTCCAGTGGCCGACGCCGTGTCCGCCGTATCTACTTCAAGGCCCACGAGGGCAACACAGGGGATGTATACCTTGGCGACTCCACCGTCTCCTCCACCAACGGCATCTCCCTCGACCAGGCCCGTCCTGGCACCGACTGGCACACGATCGACTACACACCATCCTCTGAGTCCGAGGACTACTTCTACGTGGATGCGGCAACTAACGGCGACGACCTAGACTGGTTAATGGTGTTCGTGGAGAGCGGCACAAAGGAGTAGATGTGCCCAAGCCCACCCTGGACGAAATCAAAGCCCGCGCCAACTACTGCACCTGGCACACTGCCCACGGCAAGGACGATATCCCGACCCTGATAGCCGTCATAGAGAAGGCGCAGAAGGGCCAGGAGGGCGCCAAGCGGGACGCCAAACGGAACGCAGAGCGGATGGAGCAGGCTGTGGCCGAGCATACTGCGGTGGTCCGGCAGAAGGCGGTGTTGGTCAAAGAGGTCGAGGGACTTCAGGCTAAGCTCGACATCCTCAACGGTGCCCAAGCTGAAGTAGGCAGGCTCCGTGACGTACTAGACCATATCAAGGAGACAGCAGACTACCCAAGATGAATGCTCTAGTAAAGATTCTCAACGCACTCACCCCGTTCACCACCCCCAAGCTCAAAGCCTACATCGCCCTGCCCGAAGCCTTCATCTCCCTGTACCAAGGCTGGAATAACGTGTACAAGGAAACAGTAGAGGTAGCCATGCCTGGTAGTCCTCTCCGTAAGGCTATGGACTCCTATGCCGACGATATGGAGAAGACCTGGCACCTCATCCGAGGCCTGTTTAACCTTGAGTACCCCACCGATAGCCCCAAAGCCAAGTAGATGTTGAGGGTACGGCTACGCAGCAAAATACTAGGGGCTTGGCACTGGCTGTGTGCAAAGGGTCGACTCCTGCGTAAATCGCCGATGGGGTTCTATCGCGGGATGGGAGGCAGGCGAGATTGGGCTCTGGCGAAAGCTGCCTACTTGCAGGAGGAATCAGGCAAGTGGCGGGCGCT